GCGGTCGGCTTGTCATGGTCATTTGACTTGTACGACAATATTCAAGGCGAATACATCGTACAAGGGGAGGGCTTATCAATCGGTATGGCTTCGCTTTTCTATAGTGATTTGCCATTTGTTTTGATGATTTCCGATAATAGCGGTCTAGGCTTTGAAACTATTTCAATTGATGAAATGGGTGATAGACTTAGCCTTAATATTATGAGTAAAGAGGCGTATCAATATGCAATTCGGCAGACTATTGACTTTGACGGTTGGCAACCAGTCTCAAGCTATACAGATAGTATATGATGAGCGAATCAAGCAAAAGCCAACGATAAACGCCACGATCAAAAAGACAAATAAGAAAGAGCCAAACACCGCTAATATTTCGATAGATAACCTGTCGGAAAATATCCGAAATCGGATTTCATCTAAAGAGTTTAATTTAGTGAAATTGGATGTCGGGTGGTATGGTGAAGAATTGCGCACGATTTTTGTCGGCTCTATCGATAAGCATGATCACATTCGAGAAGCGGAAAGCGCAACCACGACAACGGTTTTAGAATGTGGTGATGGCTCTATTCAGTACAGCGAATCCTACTCTAAAAAAACCCTACAAAAAGGCATGACCGATAATCAAATCGTGCAAGAAATTATCAAGGACATGCCCGAAATCACAAAGGGCGCTATGGAGTTTCCGAAAGATCGAGTGTTGCCACGCGGTAAGACTTTAATGGGTAGCAGTCGGGATGAATTAACGCGAATTGCGGATCGTAACGGCTGTGATTGGTCTATTCAGGATGGACAGCTTGTATTTGTGCCAAAAAATAAAGTATTGCCCGATTCATACGGTTATTTATTATCGCAAGATAGCGGAATGGTCGGCTCGCCACAAAAGCAAGGTGATGGTGGTTTATCGGTTAGAACATTCTTAAACACGTCTATTTATGTGAATAGCCTTGTACGTGTAAAAAGCATGATTAATGACTATAATGGTGATTACAAGGTTACAGATATTGAGTTTAAGTTAAGCACTGTAGGTCAAGACTGGCATCAATTGAACGGTCTTGTTGGTGGCAACTTCCAAGTCATAGAGAAATCATAATGGATGCAACTCAAACAGAATTACTTGAGCAAGCAAAGAACAATGCCATGATGGACGTTCGGGTTTCAATGCCTGCGCGTATCGTTTCGTTTGACCCTGCAACAAAGACAGCATCGGTTGAAATCGGCTTGAAGATGGTAAATGCCGATGATACGCAATCGGAATATCCGCCATTGGTTGACTGTCCTTGCTTATTTACGCGGGGCGGTGGTTTTCATTTAGTGCATCCATATAAAGCAGGCGATAAGGGTATAGTGCTTTTTTCGGATCGCTGCTTCGATGGTTGGTTTCAAGCGGGACAGGTTGCGCCCCCTATGGATTTCCGTGTTCACTCAATGTCTGACGCTTATTTTATTGGCGGTGCTGATTGCTTGGATGATGTGTCGCCAATTGTTAGTGACGCTATGTTTATCGGCAAGGATGATAATAGTGCGGGGGTTACTATTAAAGCTTCAGGAGATATAGATTTGAACGGTGTAAATATATCGCCAAGCGGGATTATAACCCTACCTGACGGAACTATTTTAAACAGTCATGTGCATGGCAATGTACAGTCTGGAAACTCAACAACAGGCGAGCCACAATGAAAGTTAGAGCAATTGATGAGGGTCACGACTGGAAGTTCGGTTTTAATCAGTCTGACTACAAAGAGTTTAGCGAAGCGGTTAAACAAAATGTTTTAACTGCGATTCTAACGGTGCGCGGTGATTGGTTTTTAGCGCTTGAGGTTGGCATTGACTGGGTGAATTATCTTGGGCGGTCGTCCAATTTACAGTTGCTCGAAGCTGATTTGAAAAGCTCGGTTTTAAATGTTGACGGTGTTTTACGGATTGACAATATTTCAATTGAGCTAGATCGTGAAAAAAGAAAAGGAACGATAAACATCGAATATACTGATATATACAACAACCAAAACGCGGTGAATGCAAATGTTAGAGATTACTGATACAGGGGTAAAAGTCCCAACACTAGATGAAATTATCGAAGCTGAGTCGGATGGCTACAAAGGAATTTATGGTCAAGATATTGTAATCACGCCAAATTCACCCGATGGGCAGCGTATCGGACTTGAATCGCAGGCGCGAAAAGATGCCTACGATACGCTTGCTTATGCTATTCAGATGCATGACCCACAGTATGCTGTAGGTAAATGGGCGGATAACATTGCAAAGCTTACAGGCATTCGTAGGGGTGCGGGTGAATACACGATTTCACCTGATGTTAAAATCACGACCGACCGCACGATTAATCTAGTTGCGGGTACTGTTTTTACGCATGGCGGTAATAATTGGATTCTTGATAGCTCCATCGCGCTTTTATCGGGCGATAACTATGTAAACCTACGTTCTGAGTTCTACGGTATTGTGCCATTGCCTACAGGTTCGTTTTTAGAGCCTGTCGAGATTGTTTCAGGTATGAAGCTAGTCACCTCAACAAAAGCGGTCATTAACGGTAGACTGGGGCAATCCACAGCGTCCTTAATGTTAGACCGTGAGCGTAAACTAGCAATCAATAATACGCATGATCGAGAGGGTATTGAGGGGTCATTGCTAGACGTGGATGGTGTTCTTGATGCAGTGGTTTTAGAGAATAATACAAACGCTACAGATTCTGACGGTGTGCCTGCGCATTCAATTAATGCCATTGTTTTGGGTGGTTCAGACCAAGACATTGCAACCACCATTCAAAAGAAAATTGTAGGCGGTGGCTGCGGTACGTTCGGCTCAGAAAGCGCAACATTAACCAACTATCGCGGGCGTAACCGTGTGATTAATTTTGATCGACCAACGATTAAAAATATCATCGTTGTGGTAAATGCGGTGCGCGTGAAGTCGGGTACTGATGTTGATATTGATTTCATTAAAGATCAGATTTCCGCAAAAGAATTTAAGATCGGCGAAAACGCGCTTGCAGGTCGCTTATACTGCATCACAAATGACGGTACTTTTTATATCCAGTCAATCACGGTCGATGGTAGTGATGTGTCAGCAGTCGGCATTCGTGAAAAGGCAAATATCGCGAAAGAAAATATCACGGTGAACACTCTATGAATTACAGTGAACTATTGATATGGCAGTATAAACTGCCAAAAGCCATAGCAGAAATCGACATGAAGTCCCAATTTTGGGTTGACTTCATGAATGACTGCTTAAAGTTTATTGATATGTGGAATATCGATACGGCAGAGAAATATTCCCTTGATGTTTTAGGGCGTATTTTTGGTGTTAGTCGATCATCCGTATCTTTGACTGAAAAAGAATATCTAACCTACTACGAGAAAACAGGTGGCTTAGGTTGGGGGCGTGGTCGCTGGTATCGTGCGGGCGAAGCGTTTAGAGAAACTATTTTATTAACAGATCAAGAGTTCAGATTCTTGATTAAAGCGCGAATTTGGAAGTTATACCAGAATCCATCTTTAGATTATTTAACTGACGCTTTGCAAGCCCTGACAGGTGATGACGCTTATATTGTTGATAATGGCGATATGACAATGAAAGTCTATTATGGCAACGCTGTTGCCTTGGATAGCTTCATTAAATTTGCTATTGAAAACTTAGATATTCTGCCGCGCCCTGTTGGCGTCGGTTATACTTATGAGCAAGCAGGTGTTAAATATTTTGGATTTAATGGTGAAGAATTTGATAATAATTACGGCTTTGGTGTTGGGAGGTTCATCGATTCATGAGCACATACGACTTTAATTTAATAACCGCATTCGCAAACTCAGCGCCTAGCAATGAGATCGAAGCGTTCCCTGACTATGATCGGGGTTTAGGTATTGCATTTGATGAGACAGACGGCAAACCAGAAATGAAGGGGCTTAATGGCTTATTTAGTTTATTGACAGTTTCATTGCTTGCACTAAAACAGCGCGGCATTTTAGCTTGGACGACAGGCTTTGAATACAAGCAAGGCGCTTTTGTTGTTGAGTCAAACAGGCTCTATCAAGCTAAAACCGACAACACAAGCAAGCAGCCGTCTTTATCACAGAATGATTGGCAAGTGTGGGCTTCTGTTTCTGATATTGATGTTGATACAAACGGCAATATCATTAAAACCGCAAAGGCAGGCGGTGCGTTCACGTTAAAAGTTGAGGATGCAACCACAACAGTTAAGGGTGTGGCTCGTTTCGCTACCGCTACAGAGGTTATAAATAAGAGCAATGTGAGTGCTGCGGTTACACCTAAAAATGTTCAGGATATGTTTAGCGGTGGGTTTGGCACAAATGACAGTCTAATACTTCCAAGCGGTCATATATTGCAATGGGGTATTGGCTCTGGTGGGAATGGATACCAAGTAAACTTTCCAAAAGCTTTCCCAAACAAGTGTTTTATGGTCTCAGTTACTGACAAAGATGGAACACTAGCTCATGGATATAATCACGGAACAATGACAAACTCAAAATTCAACATTATAACGACAGGAATACTGTCTTTTTCTTGGTTCGCGATAGGATACTAAAATGCCAACACAAAAGATTGATCCAAAAGTAATATTTGCATCGGATGCGCCTGCAATCGATAAACCGCCTGTTTTTAGTGATAAAACGAAAGGCTGGGATGTGGCACGTGCTAATGATGGTCGTCCTGAAATCAAAGAAATGAACAAGGTTCAACAAGACACAGACTTAAAAATCCTGTGGTTGAATGAAAATGCCATTCTGCCTTATGATTCAACCATTGATTATCCTGACGGGGCTGTAACCATTAAAGACGGCTCGTTTAAGCAACTCTCAAGCGGATCATGGGTTGATTTTTTAGATGATTTTGCGGATAAGGATGAGGTAAAGCGTGGAATTGCGAACCGCTATGATTCTTCGCTGACTTATAACTCAGGTGAGCGCGTCGCCCTAACCAATGGTGACATCGTAAAAAGCACTGTTAATGGCAATGTGAATGACCCAAATGTTGATATGACAGGGTGGTTTGAGCCGATCACAGAGAAGATTAAGCAATATAACTTACCGATTATTAATGTGCGTTCTTATGGTGTTAAGGGAGATGGCAGCTCTGGAGATCAAGCTAAAATTTCTGAAGCATACGAGTATCTAAATTCGATTGGTGGGGGAACACTATATTTGCCCAACGGTACTTATTTAATTGAGGATGTTAATTATGTTGATGAGACACCAACAGCAGGGGTTGTTGGACTTCAAGAGCAATATGCATTTCCGATCTATAGCAATATTACTGTTCTTGGTCAGTCAAGAGAAAATACAATTTTTAAAATGGCTGATGGTATCATTTATAAAGACCTAAATCGAGCAAATTTAGGTTGTGCCTTATTTGCTGATGCACATAAAGGATTGCACGTTAAAAACTTTAGACTTGAGCGATTTAAGGTTGATATGAATGGCATTAATAATCCAGTCGTGAATTTACCTACAACTGGAAATGGTGGCGCTCAGCAAGCTGTATTCCCCGTTCTGTACTATTTTGATTATTATTACTCAACAAATATCACCGTTGATAATATCTGGGTTCATCAAAATAGTGGTATGAACAGTATTTTCATAGGTCACAAATCAACGCAATCTGTAGTGAAGAATTGTCTATTCACAGATCATTCTGATTATATTGATGGAAATACTTTGATTAAAGATCACTCAACGATCTATATTGCAGGTCTGAATAACCTCGTCCATAACAACATGTTTGTGATGGGTCATGATCCAGTGACTATTAATGAACGAACAAAAACATCTTATATCAGCACCGCTATTGAAGCACATGGGGTGAATACGATTGTTACAGGTAATATCGTTGACGGTTATGGCGCACCATTCTTAGCTGCTAGCACAGAGTGGTATAACGGTGATAGTATTCTATTTGCGAACAATAAAGCATATCAGGCACAAATCGGATTCTCATATAATTCAATGAACGGTCAGCTCAGAGCGCAATTTATTGGCAATGAAGTGAAGTTGCGAAAAGCTAAAGCAAGCACTGCCGATAATTTCTTGCGATATGCTCACGCTGCTATTGAGTCGCAAGGAGCAATGAACTCAATTGGTAATCGCTCTTCTGCATATTCCGAGATTTATGTACTAAATAATGTTTTTGAGCAGGAGGAGCCTGCGGACTGGAATGATACAGATAAATTTATTAATGTTTGCCACAACGTAAAAGAGGCTAAACTTTTTGTATCCAAAGGCAATACATTCAAAAATTTTAAGGGTACAGCATTGCATGTACTTGAGCATCGCAACTGGCTAGAAGCCCAAATCATACTCAATAGCAACACTTACATAAACTGTGGTCAAGACAAAACATATACCTTGTATCGTGCAGCTTACATGTTGAAAGCTGATCCACAAACAACAGAGGAAGGTTTCGACTATAACCTGCTTGATTCTGTTATTGCCTCAAATGAAACCTTCATTGATTGCAATTATGGAGTCCTTGTTGCCAAGCCGAATACATTAACTGCAAAAACCATTGATATTACAGGTGTTAAATATATTGGGTCTTTCGTGCCCCCTGTACTTATTGCAAGTCCAGTTGACATGGTTGCAGGTCACACTATTAATATTGAGTACGAGACAACTGGATTTGTTTCCGCAGGTCAGGCGCTCGGTGATTTTCATGGTGTGTCTGGTAAGTTGAAAATGAATAAATGGTCATCATCCAGTGTTGATGATTATTTACTTAAAAACTTTGAGTATGTGAAAACGGCATACTACTCGTGGAACATGCGGGCTTTATCAAACTCTGCACCTGCTGCAACTGGTCAGTTCGGGGCTTTCCCAAATAAAGATGGTGATAGAGTTGATTTAATAACCCCAGTGCTAACTGGTTATTCATCTTTTGTTAGACACAATGGCAACTGGTATGGCACTGGTAAAATTGATGCAACAAATATTGTGACTTAATAATAGGGTTAACATCTTTAGTGCATAGCAAACTTATACCAACCCTGATCTTTAATTAGATCAGGTTTTATTATTTCTCGGTAAAAGTGCTATTATCGGTAAAACTGATATAGAGCGAACCAATGCAGATTTTTAAAAATTTAGAGGAGCATATTGAGCATATCGCACTTGTGCTTCTAGTCACCGCACTGAGCATGATTGCCTACTTTTTAACATCACCACAGCCGCCACGTGAACGAACCAAATCCGCTTTCGCGGGCGGTGTTATTGCAGGTGTTCTATCTTATCCGACATGGGATTTAATCGGCTCAATGACACCATCGGGGCATCTTCATGTTGGCTGGCTAACAGTTATCATCTTTATTTACTCGGTTTCAGGGCAGTTCATCCCTGAGTTTTTACAATCGGTAATACCAAGACTGGCTAAAAAGTTATTTAATCGTAGCTATAAAGCCAAAACTGGCGAGGATTTTGAAGATGATCACTAATATTTGCTTGATTGTAATTTTTTTCTGTTTTCTGTTTATGGTATTGAA